ATCCAGCCACATAATTGTAGGTATTAGGATGTGGCTTTTAAGGTAAGCACTTTATTTTTAATTGAATGCAGTAAAGCGCGCAGCAAAGTTTATATAAAAGTGTTTGAAAATTTTAGCGAACTCAAGCATAGGTATTATTCGTGAAAATAGAAGAATTTAATCAAGCATCATCAGAAGAGCTTACAAGCTTGCTCAAGCATTGTGTGCACATTCAACGTTGGTCAGATGAAATTTTGTCACAACGTCCATTTGTCAACACTCAAGCGTTAATGGATTTTGCAAAAATACAAGCCTCAACTTGGACATGGTTAGAAATTGTAAATGCATTAGCGACACACCCACGGATCGGTGAAAAAAAGGCTCAGGCTGTGCTGAGTGAAAAAGAGCAAGCATTTTCTCATCAAGAGCAATCAGCAATAAAACAGAGCACTGAAACACAACATGCTTTATTGCAAGGCAATATTGCTTATGAAAAGAAATTTGGTCATATTTTTTTAATTCGTGCTATGGGCTTAGATCAGACTGAAATTCTACAAGCACTGAAATATCGTTTATTAAATGATCCTGAAACAGAACAGCGTATTGTTAAACAACAACTTGGTGAAATTGCAATGTAAAACCATTCACAGTAACTACAAGCAACCGCAATGTATTGCGTATGCATGAGTATCAGTTAGCAGTACTTAAAATCAGTGACACAATCGAAGATGGCGACACACAAGAGCAGGCTCAAGGTAGTTACTCAATACTTAAAGAGATGCTTGGCTTTATCCGTGCTGTTCTTAACTTGAATGATGAAGATTATGACAAGTTACTCGATTTGGAAAATAAACGTACACAAGAGATTGCTGAAAAATTGGTTGGCTATATGTACGGATTGACAGACGAACAACTTGAAAATGCCTCTGGTGAAGTTGACCCAAAAGACTAAAATCTAAAGGCGAACAAATTTTTGATTTAGAAAATCGCATTGAAGATTTGAAAACCATTGCTAAGAAATCAATCCAAGGCTTTGGGTGGACACTAGATCAGTATTACGACACTGATTATTATGAATTGATGAAAATCTTGAATGCAAAAGAGGAAGAGGATAGGATGGTAGACCCAACATCTTTACTCTAATTTTTTAAGGAAAGGAGGGAATATAACATGGCGAAAATACAAGCTACCATGTCTACTGAAATAGCCTTAGACACGCTTCAGGCTGCTGACTCGATTAAACGATTAACTCAGTTAGTCAATAGTTCTACAAATGCTTGGAAGGCTCAAGAGAGCCAAATGCGTAGCGCTGGTGACTATTTAGGTGCGGCTCAAGCAAAATACGAAGGCTTGAGTAATACCATCCAGAACCAACAGCAAAAGATTGAGAAACTGAAACAAGAACAGTCTCAACTTAAAGGGAGCACCGTCGAAGTCGCCGAACAGTACCTTAAGTACCAACAACAAATCGACCAAGCTACTACACGCTTAGCTGCGTTGGAAAATCAACAGCGTCAAGCTAAGCAAAGCCTTGATTATCATAAGTCTGGTTTGGCAGAGCTTCAAAAGGAATATAAAGCCCAAAACGAGGCATCTGATACCTACGTCAAGCGTTTAAAGGCAGAGGGCAAAGAAGACGAAGCTAGGCAGGAACAGCTCAAGCAATACAAGGGAGCAATTTCTAACCTAAATAAGCAATACGAGACCCAAAAGGAAATGCTTGAGCGTATCGCTACTCAAGCAGGAAAGACTAGCGATGAATACCGTAAGCAAAAGCAACGCTTAGATGAGACAGCGACGAGTCTAGCGCATATTAGAAATGCCGCTAACAAACTTAACGATGAGATTGAGCAAAGTCAACGTTCTAGCACGTTCATCGGACACTTGAAAGAAAGCTTCCATCGTTTAGGAAATGAAGTCGATGAAACCGAAAAGAAAACCTCACGTTTGAAAGGCATTTTCGGGGCAACGTTTGCCGCTAACATGATTAGTAATGGCTTCCAAAATGCGTTGGGGTCTATTAAGGGCAAGTTTGATGAGATAGCACAGTCTAGTGCCGAATACGTTAAATACCAACAAACCATGAACGCCACTTGGTTGACCTTGACAGGTAATGCTGAAGAAGGTAAGAAGATGGTCGATATGACCAATGAAATGGCGCAAGCTGCTGCTAACTCGACTGAAATGGTTGACAGCATGAACCAGAAATTCTATGCCGTAACTCACAACACCGAGTTGACCAAGCAACAAACACAAGCCATTTTGACCTTGCAAGATGCATTTGGTCAGACCGATGCAGCCGTTGAGAATTTCTCTACCCAGTGGGCTCAAATGATTGCCAATGGTAAAGTCCAAGGGCAAGACATGATGTCAATCATCAATGTCTTTCCAGAAATGAAGAACCAGCTTAAAGAAGTTGCTGGGGAAGAGTTGGGCATTGCTAACATGACCCAAGAGCAATATGCCAAGTTGCAAAGCGACGGTAAGATTACCGCTGAAATGGCTCAAAAAGCCTTGTTTGAGTTGCAAGACAAGTACAAGGATGCGACGGCTAACTTCTCGACTACTATCGGTGGTCTTGAAAGAACCATCAAGTCTCGTATGCCAGCAGTAGTTGCAGCTTTCCGTGATCCAATCGATAAAATGAAAAACCCATTCTTACAACAGATTGGTAACTGGGTTGCTGACCCTAAAACTGAAGGCAAATTCAAAGAGCTTGGAGAGCATGTTTCCAAAGGTCTTGGCACAATCATGGACGCCTTCTCTAAGGTATTCAATCTCGGTGATGGTACAGACAAGCTTAATGGCTTAATAGACGGTCTCAATAAGTTTGTCGATAACCTTAGTAAGAACATTGCCAATAATGCCCCTAAAATTGTAGCTTTCTTCAAGGAAGCAAAAGATAGTCTAATTGCACTTTTCAGCATTGGGAAGAGCTTCGTTGGTGGTGTTTGGGAAACCGCAGTAGCCATGATTAAAGGTGTCGCTGGTGCTTTCAATTTAATGACTGGCAATGGTAAGAAAGCTAAAGAACCAGTCACATCACTATCCAATGCTTTAGGTAGTATTGCAAAACATAAAACAGCTATTGAAACGGTTGGTTCTTTGTTTGCCGCATATTTTGTTGGCTCTAAAATCGCAAATGGGATTACAGCAGTTGTTAAAGGTATCCAAGCATGGCGAACAGCTACAGTCGGAATGACAGTTGCACAAAAAGCATTGAACTTAGCTTTTGCTTCCAATCCAATTGGTTTAGTCGTGGTTGGAATAACTACTGCTATCGCTGCACTTACGATGCTTTATAAGCACAATGAAAAATTCAAGAAATTCATTGATGGTATTGTAAAGAACATCAAAGATGGATTTTCTAACGCTGGTAAATGGCTTGGCAAGACATGGGATGGCATGAAGAAAACTTGGACGGGTGCGATGGACTCAATGACCAAGAGCACCAAGAAGGGTTTTGAAAAGACTAAGACTTACTTCACTGGCGGTGAAAAAGGTATCAAAGCCTTTACTAACACTGCCAAGAAATTGCTTGTAATCTCTAATCCAGTAGTAGCTGGTTTTGAGTTGATGTATAAGCACAATAAACCATTTAAGAAGTTTGTTGATGGCACTGTGGACCATGTCAAAGATATGGCCAAAGGTATTGCAAAACACATGAGTAACCTTAAGAAAGATTGGTCTGATAAGTGGGACAACGTTAAGAAATTCGCATCTAAAACATGGAAAGGTGTCAAGGATAACGCTACTGAAGCCATGACTGCTCTAGGTAAGGATATCGACAAGCACCACAAAGGTATCAATAATAATTGGTTTGATGGCTGGGAAAACTCCAAAAAATTTCTATCGAAAAAATGGGATGAAATCGGAGCGTTAACGCAAGATAAATTCGGTGTTAAAATTACCAAACTAATCACCGACGCTTTAACCAACATCGCTAAATTCTTCAAGGATACATGGGATAATGTCAAAAATGGCTTCAGTGACATGTGGGATGGCATGAAACACCTTGCTGGCGATGGTATCAATGCGGTCATCAAAATTCCGAACGATGGTATCGACGGCATCAACGGCTTAATCCAAGACTTCGGTGGTCCGAAGAACGCAATCAGTAAAATCCCTAAAGTTAAATTTGCGGATGGTACAGGTCTATTCAGCTCATACCGAAACCCAATCACTAGACCAACACTTGCTACACTAAACGATGGTAATGATAGCCCTGAGACTAACAACCAAGAGATGGTAATATTGCCAAACGGTAAATCATTCTTGCCACAAGGTCGCAATGTTGAATACCTCTTGCCAGCTGGTTCGGAAGTTATCAATGCCAGTGAATTGGCTATGCTCATGGGTGTTGAACGTGGAGCTTATGCTAAAGGTACTGGTTTTTTGTCTAAAGTCTGGGATACAACTACCAATATAGCTGGCTCAGTTTGGAATGGGATGAAAAACGGTGTCGACAAATTCAAAAAAATGATTGATTTTGTCAGAAGTGCTATTACAGACCCTGTTGGTACACTAGCTAAAACATTTAGTCCTAATGCTGATAAATTGGGCGCTATGTTTACCCCGCTCGGAAATGCGTTGTATAAGAAACCTGTCGGAGAAGCTAAAAATTGGTGGAAAGAACTCTGGTCAATGGCTAATGCTTCAATGGACGAAGGCACTGTAGCTATAGGTGCTAAAGGCGATGACTACCGCTTCAAAGATAAAGCGAAAGACGCTGGAGTAGACCCATGGGGGTACTACTATCGTGAGTGTGTATCGTTCATTGCCAGCCGTTTGGCAAACCTTGGTGTTAATCCTAGCTTGTTTAGTCACCTTGGTGATGGTAGGATGTGGGTCTCTGCAAGAGTGCCACACTTAAGTAGACCAAAACCTGGTGTAGTATCTGTCTACACTGGTGGACCAGTATCAAGCAACCACGTTGACTTTGTAACAGCAGTACACGGTGACACTTACGACGGTGAAGATTATAACTATAACGGTGATGGTCAATATCATCAATTTACAGGTCGTCATGTCAAAAATGCTGCTACATTTCTTGATTTCGGTGTTCGAGATTTTGGAAGCAGTGGCGAAGACGGAAAACCGCTTAAGGATAAAAACAACCCACTTCAAACTTTGATTAAACGTCAAGTTGGTGGTATGTTCGATTGGATTAAGAAAACGCTTGGTCCGTTGCTCAGCCCAGCAGGCGGCGGTGAAGACCATCCACAAGGGATTGGGGTTGATCGTTGGCGTGATACGGTAGTTAGAGCGCTTGAAGCTAACGGTATAGAACCAAACAACTTCCGTGTGTCTAAGATTTTAGCGACTATACAGAAGGAATCTGGTGGTGACCCTAACGCACAAAATAACTGGGATATTAATGCAAGAATGGGCGACCCATCAATTGGATTGATGCAAACTATTAGTCGTACATTTAATGCATACAAGCACCCAGGACACAACAATATCCGTAATGGATATGATAACTTGCTTGCTGCAATCAACTATATCAAGCATCGCTATGGAACATCTGATGCAGCCTTGAACTACGTTGCAACTCACGGTTATGCAAACGGTGGCCTAGTCCACAAGAACGGTGTTTATGAGCTCGCTGAGGGTGATATGCCAGAGTATGTTATTCCAACCGATATTGCCAAACGTGGCAGAGCGTGGCGATTACTTTCCGAAGCGGTGGCACGTTTTGCTGGAGATGCACCACAAAACAACCATGATGATTCATCAAGTCAACAACGTGTTTCTATGCTTGAAAGTAAGCTAGACGTCGTGATTGGTTTGCTTAGCCAATTGGTAACTAATGGCTCTAAGCCAATTGAGATTCAAAATATCATCGATGGTAGAAGTGTTTCAAACGGTTTGGCACCATTTATGACAAAAGCCACAAACGAATATGAACGCAGACAAGCGTTGCTAGGGGGTAGCATAATTTGATAGGAATGTCAGTAACTTATGACGGCAAGAACTTAACCGAATTATTCAATGAAGGTCAAGGACGTGCCGTTCCAGTGGATGTCACCAAAAACGTGGCATCAAATTTCAACAACAACTATCAAGACCAAGGGCACAGGCGTTATGGTCAGCAATTCCTATATAACACCTTATCAGTTAAACAGATTCAAGTATCGTTTACTCTAGTTGGTAACTACGATTACTTTAATAGCGTAGCTGAAACGCTTGGTGGCTATCTGAATGTAGATAAACCGAAACCATTGATTTTCGGAGATGAACCTAATAAGGTTTGGGAAGCTATCCCGTCTGGTCAAGCATCGTTAGCAGTTGATAAGAACACTTCACCGATTACTGCAAGAATAACAGTCACGTTTGACGTACCTAAAAGTTACGGTGAAAACAAAGCCGAAGCCTTGGTAAGTAGCGATGGCGAAACCAAGTACGGTAGCATTAAAAAGGTATCGACTGGGCATTACAAAGCTACTCTTAAGAATTTTGGTACAGCTGAAACATACCCAGATATTAAGCTTAAGTTCAACTCAGATAATGGATGGGTCGGTATTGTAAAAAGTGCTACTGAAAGCTACGAGATTGGTAATCCTAATGAATCAGATACGGAAAATGTTAAGAAGTCTGAAATTCTGTTTGACTATGTTTCTAACAATTGGATTACTAAAGGGTTTGAAGTTGGTATTAAAAACCAAGGGCGTTTTAATGATGGTAGCCAATCTCTGAATGGAACGCTTACGATTGATAATACTTGGGGTAGACCACACATTGCCTTAGCTAACAGAGGTAGTGGTGACACATATCTACGAGGTGGTTCATTGACTTGGGATATTCCAGCTGATAGTAACGGTGAAAAGGGTGCGCTGTATGAATATTTTTGGTGGAGACAAATCTTATGGTTGGGTTCCCCCAATCAATTTGGTTTCATAAAAATATCTGTAACAGATGCCAATGGAGAATTTCTATATGGTGTAGAAACTCTCAAACATACTAATGGTTTTGGCTGTTTTTATAATTTCTTAGCGTCAGATGGGAAAGGTGGTTATAGAATCCTTGATAGCAGACATTTCTATGGAACTCATGTATCAAGTGCTAACCCATTTAATGAACCACAAGGTTGGTCTGACGTACAACGTTTTGACGATGTCCTTCAATTCTACTGGCAAGGCTCTTATCCTAAGTTTACTGTTCCAGAGATTAAAGGCAAAAAATCAGACAAAATCCACATCGGCATTTTTGGTATCAAAGATTGGCCATTAATTACACATCTCTATCTTGATAGTTTTGTTTACGCCAAACACCACGTCACCAAAGAAGAAGATATTCCTAATCGTTTTCGTGCAGGTTCTATCCTTGAAGTAGATATGTCTAAAGGTAAAACCCTAATCGATA